ACAAGACACAAATAAGAGTACTAATTTGGTTAAGAAATCAAATGGAGATACACAAGAAAGTGATAAAGATACTTTCTTACAAGGATTTGATGAAATGTAATTCTCTTTAAACTTAAGGGGGAAAACTAAATGGCAGTAAATTTAGCAAGTAAATATTCAAAAAATGTATCAGAGAAATTCGCAAGAGAATCTTTTACATCAGCAATTGGTAGTGCAAACTATGACTTTGTAGGAGTAAATTCAGTAAATGTATATAGTGTAGCAACAGCAGATATGAATAATTATTCAAGAACTGGTACAAGCAGATATGGTACACCAAGCGAATTACAAGATACAGTACAAACATTAACATTAACACAGGACAGGGCATTCACATTTACAATTGATAGAGGAAACTACAATGACCAGATGATGGTTAAAGAAGCAGGAAAATCATTAGCAAGACAAATTAGAGAAAAAGTAATACCAGAAATGGATGTATACAGATTAGCAAAAGTAAGCCATAGAACATTAGTAAATGGTAACTTTAAAGAATCTAATTCAGATAAAACAACAGCATATGCAGATTTCTTGGCATTAAATGAAAAATTAGATAATGAAGATGTAACACCAGTAGGAAGAAAATTCTATTGTAGAGCATCATTCTTCAATTTATTAAAACAAGATAGTGCATTTGTATTAGCAACACCAAAGGGACAAGATATTAAGATTACAGGTTTAATGGGAGAAGTAGATGGAGTAGATATAATCAAAGTACCTGGTAAAGATTTAACAACAGGAATAAATGGAGTATTAGTACATCCATCAGCAGTATGTTCACCAGTAAAACTAAAAGAATACAAAATCAATAATAACCCACAAGGTGTTTCTGGATGGTTAATAGAAGGTAGAGTAATTTATGATTGTTTCGTAATGGATGCAAAATCAAAAGGTACAGCAGTATTAGTAGACACAGCTCCAGTATTAGCAACAGATTCAACAGCAGGAACTGCAGCAACAAATGGAACATTCTTAAAATACACATTACCAGAAGCAACAGTAGCAGAAGATTTCACAAAAGTAGAATACAAAGTAGCATCTTCTGCAATAACATTACCAGACATTGGTTCAGCTTGGACAGGTGGTACAACATATGTAGCAACTGAAATAGCAGCTTCAACAAATACACATTATTGTATAGCATTACTTGATGCAGAGGACAAAGTAGTATTTGCAGGAACAGGAACATTAGTAAAAAAAGTTTAGCTCCACTTGATATAACAGTGGAAGCAGGAGCTGATTCCACACATACTACAGTAACAGCAGTAGATGGAGAAGGTGAAGGCGACTTGAAATATAAAGTAGGAGCAGATATAACAGCACCAACTACAGGAATAGCTGATACAGGATACGATGCCTTGACATTAGATGCAGCAATAGAGTGTGCAGATGGAGATAAGATAGTCGTAGTAGAAAGCTCAAGTGGAGTAATAGTAGCAACAAGTCCAGCAACAGATGTAGTTGTAGGAGAATAGTTACTATCACGAGGCTAACAATTAAATAATAAAGCCAAATTTACCATAGGAGGCGAATAAGTTTACTTATTTGCTTCTTATTTTTTTTAAAAAGGAGGAATGAAAAATGAAAGCACAGAACATATATAATATAACAATGGCAATGATAGATGAGTACACAGATGCAGGTGTAGTAGATGTAAATTCAACAAAGGACTATTTAGCAAGAACACCAAGTATATTGACAATGTTAGCAACACAAGTAGGAATTGAATTAAAGAAAGTAGACCCTGATGCAGAGATACCAAGTCCAGTAACTGATATGGAAACAGATGTAGAGCTAGAAGAAGAAATATGTATAAGTGTACTAACAAAAGGACTAGCAGGAGCATTACTAATCACAGAAGATACAAATCTATCAAACTACTTTAACTCCTCTTTTTTAGAGGGAATAAACAAGACGGTATCAGGATATAGGAAATTAGGAACGATAGTAGACAAGACAGATGAGTACAATATAAATAATTTAGATTTAACAGATTAGGAGGTATAATATGGCAGTAAAAGATAATGCACCAACTAGTATAGATAACTTTCTAGGCTTGAATATGAGTAAGAGTGGAGCAACACAGATAGCATTAGGCGAAAGCCCTGAAATGTACAATTTTAGGATAACAAAAGACTACAAGCTAGAAAAGGTTAATGGCTATGACAGTATATTCTCGCTAACAAGTGTAACAAAAGATGTACGTTATAAGGGTAAGCACAAACTAGGAGCAACAGAGTACTTTATTGTAGTAGTAAATGGTAAGATATATGACATAAACCCAACAACACCAGTAGAGATAGGCACTATAACAGATGCAGTAACAAGTGTATTTGAGTTTAACAATAAGATATACTTCTTAAATGGCACAGATTACAAAAGCTACAATGGAACAACGTATGAAGATGTCGTAGGATACATACCAACAATAGTAACAGCTAAAAACCCACTAGATAGCACAAAAACAGTCCTAGAACAGATTAATATATTAAGCAATAAAGTTATAGAGAAGTTTAGTGGAGATGGCACTACGGTTGCATATAAGCTAGAATACAATGGTACTAGTATAGTAGAGATTAAAGTAAATGGTACTGCAACAACAGCATACACATATTCAAGTGGAACAGTAACATTTACCACAGCACCATCAGATTTAGAGAATAATGTAGAAATAACATATACATTATATGATTTAGATAAAACTGGTGTAACTAACAACAAGTATGTGTTCTTATATGGTTTATCTAACAATACGAGGGTGTTCATGTATGGTAATGCAAGTGCAAAGAACCGTATAATATACAGTGATCTAAATAATTTTGGAGTACCAGATGTTACATACTTTCCTAGCAATAACTTTTTAGATATAGGCTCAAATACGTATCCAATAACAGATATGAATAGACAATATGATAGAATAATCATAAGTAAGGAAAATGAAACATATTATGCATGTTATGAAAGTATAACAGATGCCGATGGTAACACAATAATAACATTTACAACATATCCATTAAATAATTCACACGGAATGATAGCATATAATCAAGGACAAGTACTAAACAACTATGTAACAACAATAGATACTTCAATAGTAAGTTGGGTAAACACAGACACGAAAGATGAGCGAAATGCACAAGTTCTATCAATGAAAGTAGAAGAATGGTTACGAGATAAAGATTTAAGTAAAGCAATAACTTGTGATTATCAATACTTGAATGAATACTGGTTAGCAATAGATAAAGACATACTAGTGTACAACTACTCAATAGGAGTATTCTACATATACAAGTTTAATGACAATGTAAGGTCATTGTACGTAGATAATGATATAGTCTATATAGGAACAGACAAAGCACAAGTCTTTGAATTTAAAGACCTTTATTCATCATACAACGGTACAGCTATTGAATCTATCTGGAAAAGTGGATATATAGATTTTGGAGCAGAGTATTTACGAAAGACAATGAGAACATTATGGATAACAGCAAAACCTTATCCACACAGTAGTTTAGAGATTTCATATGCAAGTGATAGAGATACAGCATACGAGAGTAAATATATAGAGAGTAGTTATTTAGATTTTGGATATATAGATTTTGGTAACTTTACATTCAACGTAAACTATAAGTTAAGACCATTTAGAATTAAAATGAAAGCAAAGAAATTTACATATATTCAAATCATATTAGAGAATAATGAGTTACAAGATAAAATAATAGTAAATAGTATAGCAATTAAAAAAGAATACGGTTCATATAGTAAATAAAAGGAGGTAAGAAATGAGTATATCAAAGATAACAGCAGACTTAAATAACATATCAGTATTAAATCAAAACCCTAATATAGAAGATAATTTAACAGCAGCAGAATTAAAAGAAAAATTTGATAAAGCAGGAAATGACATAAAGACAGCAGTAAATTTAATAGTAGATGAGCTAGAAAGCACAACAGATGGTGGTGAAGGAGCAAGTCAAATAGGAGCAAGTGCATTATATGTAGGCGATGCAAGTGGCAGTAATGTACAAGCTAAATTAGAGGAATTACAAAGCGAAACCGATGAC